TGTTCGAGCCAGCTCTTTGAGCGTGCTCCAGAGGCGTTGCATCTGTTCACGGAATCCTTGTGAACGTTTATAGGCAGCAACGATAAGCGCTATCAGGGCTGCAATCGCCCCAATGACCCAGCCTATCGGCCCTGAAGCAACCGCAAAGGCACCTCCCAGGGCTGCACCTACAGCAGGTCCCACGGAAACCAGCGTCCCAATCCCGCTAGCGATACTGCCGATGAGCATGAGAAGAGGCCCTGCGGCAGCAGCCAAAGCTCCGAAGGCTACCGTGAGCACCTGCACGAACTTGGGAGACCGGGCCAGAGCTTCCGCAAACTTGGCAATGACGTTAATCAGGGGAGTCATCGCGGTCAGCAGGGTTTTCCCGATTGAGACAAGAGGTTTGCCCAGAGGAACCAGCACCTCGTTCACCTGGTCCCTAAGGTTGGACAGCATGCCCAGAAAGCTCTTGCTTTGCTTGTCCATCATGCCCTTGAGCTTCGGGTCCTTCGAAAGTCCCGAGAAAATAGCAGACAGAGCCGGTTCCGCAGCCAGTTCGCCTTTGCCGAGCATGTCCATGATCTCAGCCTTGGACTTGCCCATCTCCTGGGCCATGTAGTCGAAAACTCGAATGCCTGCTTGGGCTATAGGTCTCAGGTCAGCCATGCTGGCCTTGCCAACGGTTTTCATCTGCCCAAGCTGCAGTATAACCCTGTCGAGTGTATTGGAGTCGCCTCCGATACTTGAGATGGCGTCCCCGAGTGCCCTCATTATGGGCAGGATTTCCTGGGCCTCGAACCCAAAGGCCATCAACGTTTTTGAGCTCTCAATCAGGCCCTTAAACTCGAAAGGCGTGGTCTGGGCAAACTTCTGCAGGTCTCGGATGAACCGGTCAGCTTTGGTTGCACTGCCCAGCATTGTGGTCAGTGCTATGCGCGTCTGCTCCATAGAACCAGCTGCAGTGACAGCTGCATAACCAAGTCCTGTCAGGGGAGCTGTTACTGCTGCCGAAAGCATGAATCCTAGGCGCTGTATCCGCCCGCCAAAAGCTTCCAGCCTCTCACCTGCAGAATCTAGCCCTCGGTTGAAACCAGAGCTGTCCAGGCCCAACGAAGCAAAAAGCTCTCCTACCTTAAGTGCCATGCTACCAAATCCTATCTACCGCCCGCTCAGCTTCTTCAGGATCTGTAATAATCCTGCGTCCGTGTTGCAGATGGTTCACAAGCGCCGAGTTCGGCGACAACCCCTGAATCAGCACCAGCAGCTTTCTCCAGGAGATTGTATCCAGCTCGGTTTGCAGGTCTATGTGATACTCACGTTGAAAGTCAGCTTCTATAAATGCCCAGTGCTCTAAGATCCAGCGGTCTCTGGAAGTGGAGCCTGGGCTTGGGAGTTTCCCAGGTCTTCTGTTTCTTCGAGTCCAGCCACTCCCTGGTACTCGCGGATGGCCCACGTCACGATTTCTCCGAGCATGTCCACGTCTATACCATCCGCCACAATCTGCTCCAAGACCTCCTGGCCCAGTAGCTTTGTGGCGAGCTTGAACATTTCGTGCTCAGGGATGTCGGCCTCAGTCCCATACTCCATTCGCAGCCGGAGCGCTTCCAACGGAATCGCTGCTGGAAGAGCAGGCGGGAGCTCATACTCCCGTCCTGCCCACTTGAAAACCAGCGGTTCGGCCTTGCGTTCGGCTGCAGCTAGATCAAAGTCTCTAAAACGGCTCACTTTGATTTGTCCTTTCTCTTACAGGTCAGGACCTGACCTGGTGATGGTTGCTCCCCAGCCGGTAGCCTCGTCAACGTTGCCTCCAACGTCATCAATTACCACACTGCCCCTGAAATGACGTTCCTTCCCCGAAGGGCTGACCAGCTTGAACCGACCGAGTGACGCAGCGCCAATCTGCTCTGCAAGCCACTCCATGTCGGCCTGGCCCTGGTCCTGGACACCCATTGCGTTTTCCAGGTAGTTGCCCACCAGCTTGATTTCCTTGGTCCGGGTTGCCACAAGATGGGCTTCCTGGCCTTGGTCTTCAAAATCGGTGATCTGAGCGTCCTTCTTGCTGCTGCTAAGCGTCAGCGTCTTCAGGCCACCAATCCGGACAAAATTGGTCCCTCGGCCGAACTTGTCGACATAAATTGTCCAACCTCTCGCCAGGACCTCGACTTCCCCAGCCATGCTAGTTCCTCCTGTGTTTATTTTGCACGTGTAGGACAAAGTTCATCGAGAACTCGCCCCGATTAAGCTCATCCCGTCCAATCCACTCGGGCTGGCTCTGCTCTCCCAGGCAGCTCACCACGTACACACCACCCGGCACGAAGCACTGGTTGCAGAACCCGTGGAGTAGGTTGTAAATCAAGGTAGCACGCTCAAAAGCAGCCATGGTGTCGGTTCCACCACGTACCAGCACCTGTACAGACGGGTTCTCGTAGGCGTTGGCGCTATCGGATCGAGGCCCTCCCGTTGGATAGATGGCGATAAGCTCGTCCGGTTCGCTCGGCATGGTGCAGATGTAGATGTCACCTCCAGCTGAATCGGTATAAGTGCCTACGCCATGATCGGTCAGGTATGCCGCGATTTCCTTTAGAAGCATCGCCAACCCTCCTGGCTTACGCTACAGATCCTGTGCCCCAGATGGCAATCTGGTAGGTCACGTCTCCGGCGCTGGGATTGTGCACCCGTAGGATATCGCCGGAACCGGCGGTAACGGCGTACCCGTCTACCGGAGCTGTAAGAAGTAGCATACCGGAAGCCTGGATTTTCAGAACATCGTTTGCTGCACCGAAAAGGGTTGCGACCGCGTTGGTGCCCGCTCCATCACTTCCACCGCCTACCTGGATAGAGTAGTTCGCGGTGGCCGTAGTAACTCGTATTGCGATTCCCTTGATTTTTTTAAAGGTCACCACCCCAAAGGCACACGAAAGTGCGCCCGCAAGGTTAAGGGATTCGGAAGCCCCAGCGTTAAGTGTACGCTCATCATGCCACTGAACCTGGGCCTTGTTAGCTGCGTCACCGTTAGTGAGCGTCTGCTCCCAGGAAATTGCGAGCGTGTCACGGACGGTAGCCAGGTCCAGTATGTTGTCGAAGTTGTTGGAAACAACGACCCTGACGGTGCCGTTAAATGCGTTGGACATACGTCCTCCTTTCTTTTTAGCCAAGGACTGATTGCACCTTGGCTTGGATGTGACTCTGCAGCCTGGGCTGCACCTTGCGCAGGCCAGCCTCAAGCCACTTGCCTCGTCTTCCCTTCTGGAAGTTATACTCAGGGTGCTCGTGGAGCCGAACCGCGTAAGGCGTATCGTAGTCCACGTGCACCTTGATCTCAGTCTTGCCCGCCGGAAGTCTCGGGTCTTCCGTGCGCACCACTCCACCTGAGGTGGAACTTTCCGCTCTACCTATGTGGGTAGTCACTTCTCCAGACCTCATCAGCGTGCCAGTGTCGTGAGGACACATGGCGTTAGCTACCCTCAAAAGCTCCTCCCCTGCCTCGAAGCAGCCTTCCAAGGCTGCCTGTCTAACAGTTTCGGATGCAAGCTTGCCACGCCACACAAACTTGGTTTTCAGCACGTCAGGCCACCTCCTGGAAGAGAGCCTCAACGTGGTGAGCTTTACCCTCCAGCTTCATCTCCCGGACTTCTAGCACGCGGTACCGCTTACCGGCAAGCGTGAGACGGTCCTGCGGGTGGATGCACGTGGTGGCTGAGAGGAACCCCTCTAGGTCCGCCAGAGTGTCATCCCCCCTCAGCTCCGAGTACGACCCAGTACCACGCTCGGTTCTGGCTTTCGGCTCGAAAACACCCGTTACCGAAACCGGGTCTCCGTATTGCGGGATGCCGGTTCCGCTTTCTCCCAAATACGTTTCAAGCTGTGCAGTCTCAGTTTTGAAGATTCCCAGCAGGCTCATTTCAGCAGCGCTCCACGGTACAGCAACCCGGACTGCATCAAAAGCTGCCAAGCCCGCTCGCAGAGACCGCTTCCGTCGCCACCCCTGTCGGAAGTGGCGTAGGTAACGGAAACCTTGCCGACCTGCTTGCTTTTGACGGCTCCTCCCAGGCTTGCAGATTCCCCGTTCTCGATCCAGTACTCCACCTGTGCGCAGACGGCTTTCTTCACCAAAGCCAGCCGTGTCGTGTCGGCAACGTCCACCCGGCTCATAGTAGCGAAGTCCACCAGCTCCTCGGCCCGGTCAATTAAGCGCTCGACCGAGCTGGGCAGTGAGGATTCGTCCTGGTGCAGATACTCGGCCACGTCAGAGGGAATTGCGTACTTGCCCATTAGAGGCCTCCTATTCGCTCAACAGTGTCGTTGTAGACACTTCCGTGAGGAATGCGCCGAACGGCCCTACAACAACCCTGCTAAGTAGCTCACGTTCGTCCTGCTCTAGGTCGCGCGAGGTAACGAGCATGAACCCTGAGTGCCCAGGCACGCAAGCTTCCACCGGCAACCCAAGGCTGACATAAAAATCCTTTAGCTTTTCGAGATCACAATAGTAGGTAGCCATTTTACCTCACCTCCTATCCTACAGTTCCGGTGGAAGCATTTCGATGAACTGAATTGGGCCACGACTATACACTTGGCCGCCAATCTCCACATTGACGTAATAAGTCCTTGGGAACGTGTTGTTAACGATTGCGAACTGGATTATTCCGTCAGAATGTGAT